AAACTTATTGTTTACAAAGAAATACATTCCTCTACCTCTGTAGATTTCAAATCCAGGGTTAGCTAGAATATCTGCTTTCACATTCTCAAGACCCCAAGGAGATAACAAATCATCATCATCAAGACGATAGATGTAGTCATACTTACATTGTTTGTATCCCCACTCAAGCTTAGCTGATATAGAAGGAAATCTTTCCTTATGGTTTATAACCCTAACCCTATCATGAGCATAGATGTAATCTACTTCTGGATTGTCATTTATGATAACCATTTCAGAATCTGTCATATCTTGTTTTAAGAAAGACTCGATAGCTTCTTCTAGTAAGTGATGTCTTTTGTATGTAATTGTTAGTACACTAATCATAATCTCCAGTTTTTAGTTTTTCATTCCAAATAGATCCATCTATCCAGGATGCTAAAGCTTCATGTTTAAAACAGTTGTCTTCTATATCTTTCCAAAGAACAACTTGTAAATTTATTTCAACTAATTTGTCTCTAAGATTATTAACTGTTGCTACATCATTATCAAGCTGTAAGTATTTACAAATTATTTGAGCCCACCAGTTTGGTCCAATCCACTGACTCTCATGAGTGACGTTATCAAGCATGTATTTCAAGAGTGGATGATTCTTTTTGAATCCAAAGATAGTGTTTGATAATGCAGACATCTGATAAGAGTCATCGTAAACAATGAATCCATCATACTCTTTATTTAATATGACATGTGACTCAAGCCCTCGTGCTGGTATAAGATCAGCATCTAGATAAGTTCCTCCATATTCATAAACAACATACATTCGTAATAAGTCTGCTTTTAATACAGGCTCCTGATAACTGTCGTATATCTTTTTAAGATTTTCTGGTAACTCAGGTAAGTTATCATCATTCCAAAAATAATAATTAAACTCTGTATGATAATCTCTTACTCTATCCATGTAATTTTTTACATGATTAGGTATTCTTTTATTACCAACCCAAATCTGATGTATGTTATTATTAATCATTTATCTTATACACATAATGTAAATTAGTATCAACTAACTCGTGATCATATCTAGTTATAGTCTGTCTTTCTACATAATAATCAACCACTTCTTTAATATTACCAAAGTTATAGTCATCAAATACAACAATACCACCTTGCTTTAACATGAACTGTGTGTAAATAAAATCACTCATCACAGTGTGAGTCTCATGACCACCATCGATATGAATCAAATCAAAAGTGTGTAACTTGTTAGTCTTTACATAGTCTACTAATGTAAGATTACTGTCACCATATATCTCTGTTATCTTTGCAGATGGATATGCATTTTTGATATACTCTACACAAGGTCTAGTATAACCATGTCCACCTAAGTCAAATAGAAGATACTCTGCAGTGGGATTAACACTGACCATTAGCAATAAGCTATGGCCAGCGTTAACGCCTATCTCACATATCTTTGACTTACCTTCAGCTAGCTTTAGTAGATTATGAATCTTAGCTTCATTTCTATCAGCTACAAGATTATCTGACGTTATATCACATATCAGATTACCTTCCACTCTTTCTCCAACACTATCTAATATATTAGCAATGTTAGATATATGGTCCTTAACTTCTTGCGTAAGTATGTCGATCATGATTACCAGACTAAGATTACATCAAATGGTGATACTAATAACTTGTTCTCTCCATTAATAGGAATAACTGGCGCCTTACCTAAAGATGCTGGATCTACTAAGATGTCATCACCTGCTTTGATGTCTGTAACAAGATCACCTACAGCATACACTGTAAGCTTGTTAAGCTTCTGCATCATCTCTTTCTCAAGAGCTTCTTTTGTGTTCTCATCCACAATAAGTTTACCTTCATCTTTCTTAGGAAGGTCTAGTAACAATCTATTACCACGTAGTTTTTTAAAATCTGCCATTAGAATTCAATGTTTGTTAGTTTTTTAAATCTTGCAATATCATCACCCTTTAAGTGAATGTCTGACTGGAAGATGTCACGCTTGCGTTGTACACCTACCACTTTACCACTTTTAGGATTGTGTGTAGGAATCTCCTCAACACGCTCATGAATATCATCTAGTAATACTACTAGCTCATCATCAAACGCAATGCTGCGAATTACTTTGTTAATGTTGAAAGAGTCTGTAAACTCTTTGTCACCCTCTTTACGAGTGTAGAAAAATTGGTTTGTCATTGGTTTATTTTGTTTAAAAGTTCAATACGTCTTCTATTAACTTCCTCAAATCTGTACATATCATTCTCTACAGATTCATGTTCTGGTAAAGTTAATAAAATAATATTAGATTTATCATACGCTACATCAGGATATTTACTCTTAGGAAGAATATGATGAAAGAAAGTTGATAATGCTTCACTTCCTAAATACTCACCACTCACTTCTGAGTAATGCTTGCGTTCGTTCCAGATCTCCATAAAGAAGTTTCTCATGATCTCTGTCTTAGTTCGAATCACAAACAATTCACGCCTCATTTTCAGCAATCCACCTTTCTTTGGGGTAATGGGCTTACGTTTGATGTGACTCACACATAAGCCCTTTCCCCATACAGGATTGTTACAGTTGTCTACACTACAAGTCTTCACGATCGATCTCTCGTTGAATGTACCAGATAGCTTTCTTCAGGTCTTGTTTCCTAGCACCTTTCTTATCAGCTCTAAGGATATACTTAACAGCATTACCTAGAGAGAATCCTAACTCATAGTCTTCGATAATATCTATAACCTCAAAGTTATTACCTTGGTAATGATCAGGATGATTGACCATCTCTCTTTCGTGTATTGCTTTCCACACTCTTCTTGCTCCATAAGGATCATCTTCTCTTAAAGTAGATTCTTTTAATCTTTCATTAATTTCCTCAGCAGTTAAAGATACACTAGTAAGTTCTACGTCTAACTGTTTTTTCATTTCCTCATCTGTTAAAGTGTTATGAAAATAACTAGCTTGTTTCCTTCGTTCCATCTCTGTTTGATTTGCTTGATGAATTTCTTCTTCTATTTGATTAATGTCCTGTCGAGCCATGTCCATCTGTTCCTCTTTGTGTTTCTGATAATTCATCTACTTCTTTATACTGTATCAATGGTACAGGTATGATTAACAACTGAGCAATTCGATCACTTACTTGATAAATTGTATTATCAGGAGTTCTAGAGTTAAAATTAAATGTAACCATAATCTCACCTCTATAACCACTATCAATTACACCCACTGAGTTAGCCATTGATAAATTGTAGTTACGTACAGAGGAACGTGGGAACACAAGTCCCACCATTCCTTCTGGTATCTCTACTGCAATACCTGTACCATATACTACTTGACCATCTCTAGATAGGTCAACTGATGTAGCTACAAGATCTGCACCAGCATCACCTGGTTTACCAAACTTAGGCTTCTGTGCCTTCGAATCCAATTTCTTGAAGTGTATTTTCATTTTCTGTTTCGTTTATTTCGTTTACGTCATTAATTTTATCAGTGATGTCTTTCTTCAACTTATCAAAGAATTCATCATTATCAGTCAATAGAGTTCTAAACTCATCAAGCTCATACTTGATCTCATTGTATGTGATAGTCTTACCATACTTACGTAGAATAGCTAAGTCACTAGCCATGTCCATAATTTCTAACATACGATCAATACCTACGCCAAACAAAATCTCAAACTCTACACCCTTGAAAGGAGGAGCCATTTTGTTCTTGATAGTTTTGATCTTAGTAATATTACCATAAGCTTCTGTACCTTCCTTGGCAAGAGTCTTACTAACCTCTACACGAACGTCAGCATAGAACTTCAATGCATGACCACCTTGAGTTGTACGAGGATCACCAAACATTACACCAATTTTCTCACGATATTGAGATACAACAATTACACATGTCTGATGCTTAGATAGAATACCTTTTAGTTTAGGATAGACATCACTGTTAAGCTTAGCCTTTCTACCAATAGAGCTATCACCAACCTCGCCATCCAATACCTTCTTAGGGATTAAAGATGAGTCTGAGTCAATAATAACAAGATCAATCTCTCCAGTGTTAATCATATCCATAGCAATCTGGAATCCCTCCTCGCCACAAGTTGGCTGAGCAATTAACATGCTTGCAATATCTACACCTAGAGCAGTGAAGTAATTAGGATCAACAGCATGCTCGCCATCTATGTATAACACCTTACCACCTGCCTTCTGACAGTTAGCAACAGCATGACCACAGATAGTAGATTTACCACTACCCTCCCAGCCAACTAGCTCATACAATTTACCTTTAACAAAACCTCCCACACCTAGAGCGATGTGATCAAATGCAATCGATCCTGTAGAAATAAGATCGTATTCATTGTGGTTCTTATCACCCAAGGATAAGATAGTACCAACGCCATACTTTTTGTTGAGCGCATCTAATGCGTCCTCCAGCTTAGATTTACCTGAAGCTGTTTCTGTTTGCTTTTTTGCCATTTCGATTATTTTTTTGTTCACTTAAAATTACAAATTTTCTGTTAAAAAAGAAATAGCCTAGAAGCAAAACCTCTAGGCTATTTAAACTATTACACAATCTAAAATAATACTACTCTTTAGATCCCTTTACCCACTTGGGAGTGTAGGGACAGTTCTTACACTTGTTGCCACAACAGGCGCCTCTACTTGCTAAGAATTCTCTAGACAAGCTCGCAGGCACCTCCACCACAGGCAACTGATTCGTTGAAGTTAACTGTGTCATCTATCTCTTTAATTTTAGTGATGTCAATCTCTTTCAATTGACCAATTCGTGAATTGTA